CATTTCTGCGTGATTCAGATTGTGCTACCGCTTGTCCTGCTGTAAATTCTACATACATGGGTGCATCCTGAACAGTATGTCCACCTCCATGAAGATATCCTGCAGGACTACGTGTAGAAGGAGCGTTCAAGACAACTGCACATGCAGTGTTTGCAACTCTTGTTTCTAAGTTACCAGAGGCAGCAAGACGTCTGACAATCTCTGTTTGATGACCTGCATCACGATGAGGTCGTGTATCCGTAATGGTCACCATTCGTTGTTTCATGCGTCCAAGATATTCACTATAGGAGGACATTTACTCTTATCTTCTAGGTAAAAAAAGAATGGAGGGGGTGAAACTGAAGATTCGAATTCCTAAACTCTGGTTGTGTCCAGAAGACACTTGCTCTGAGTTTTCGAAGAATGAATCGTATTGCGACAAGTGTTTATACACCCGGATGGGTAAACATGTGCCTACGACAGCATTCTCGAGTAAGATTCAAATCGTTCATCGCCCTACCTTCAGCAGTGACGGTAGTCGTCTTCGAAAGGTATACTAATTCATCTTTTTCAGAACGTCCATCTTGTTTACGATATTTGGCAACGAGCGCAAGAAACGTCTTCCATTTTCCAGCGAGAGGGAGATTGCATGTATAACATCTTACACAAATAGGGAAATCCATTGTACCTCTTCTTGTCTTGACTCCCTAGTTTCCGTTTTTCTTATCTGCCCGAAGAACAATGAAGTTTCCCAGACAGTGGCTCCTAATTCTTTTGGTGATTGCAATCGTGTTGGCGTTTGCCTATATCACGTTTGTTCCTAATCGTCTTCAGCAAAAAATTGACTCAGACGTGGCAAAGGTGAGCGCTCGTTTTACTCCCTCTGAGTCCATTGATTTGTCCATGGCGATGAAGATTCTGACCCATGATCCTCCTCAAATGTTAAACCCTCCTGAACAAGGTCCTCCTTTATTATTATTTCCTCCCTCTGCCGAAGACTTGGCAAAACTTTCAGGCGAATAAGCAATGAGTACATTCAAAAAGTGGTTATTGAGTATTATTGTAGTGATTGCGTTAATTCATACCATCGGTGGTGGATTTGCTAACATGTTTGGACCGATTTTGTATCCATTTACTGCTGCCCACGGATGGAATGAAGGATTAATTTTTATGATTTTAGCACTTGTAGTCGCCATCGCAGTGAAGTAATCACCAAATGGTTTCCATCTCTTGAACACTCCAGAATTCGGAGGTATTGTTCGGGAGTTGTCGTCGAATAATATACGGTAACTTTCTCTCTGCAATTTCCATCTTAGCAACCGTCCACAGAAACATGGGGTCGGATGTTTTGAGTCCTTTTAGATCCACCAAGGGTTTAGCACCTTCTGCGAGTTGTTGTGCTCGCGTAGCAATCAAGGTTGTGTATTCATACTTAGTGAAATACGGACGTGTAATTCTTGTTTGTTTTCCCATTTCCAACACTTCATTTCGGAAGACCGGTTTAACTTCAGGGTGTAGCTCCATACTTACCTCTTGTGTTGAACTTCTTTTATCCGTTTTATGTCGCACAACTCCTTCTATTCTCGCGAATACATAAATGCCTGTCCTTCCAACTCAACCTTCTGATATTACACGCCTTGCTCGTGTTTCTGCAACCTTCACACGAGATCCCGAGAAAAAGTCCAGAACTTTCGTGGCTCCTCTGAAATCCGACATTGGAACTCTTGCGAAGGCAGAGTTGGTTGGACGAGATAGTGTTCTTGCAACACCTAGATGGACATCACCTGCTTTTGTAGGCGGACGTATTTTCCGTCTCTAATCACAAATGCCGACTCTCTCTGCATCCGACTATACGAATTTCATTAAAGTTCAGGCTGCTGCACAGTCCTATCGCAACGGTGCGATTCCTAAGAAGATTCAAACAAGTGATCAAATCGTTCCTCTTCAATCGATTTTGAATGCACAACTGCTTGCAAGTCAGGCAGCGTATGTAGCTGCGTCACCTGATACAGTGAAAACTAGGTTACCGAATATAACAGAAGCGTCCGCAACAACTGTTACAGATGCACGAACGAATATTTTATCAGGAGCTGTAGCAGATGGTACTAAGATTACATATACAAGTTCAGTCCCTCATGGACTTGTCGCTGGAACTACTATTACTGTTACCGGATTTTCAGTGTTAACAGCTGCAAACGTTACATCTACAGCAGTTACAACTATAGAAAGTCCTACATCATTTACAATTACAAATGCTGCTTCAGCAGCAACTGCAACAGGAACAGGAAGTATCACTGGATATGTTTATTACACTACTTCTGTACCCCATGGTCTTACTGCAGGTCAGACTGGTGTAAGTATAACTGGAATAACAACTTTTACTGCATCATCTCGCACTGTTCAAAATGTTGGAAGTTCAACAACCTTTGCATTATCAAGTTCAACTACTGGTTCTGCAGTTACTGGTCAAAGTGGAAGTATTACTGGATATGTCTATTATACTACAGAAACTGCACATAACCTTGTAGCAAATCGTTTAAATTAAACCTATTCTATCGTTGGAATCACTACAACGACTGCATACAATCTTAATGTATTTACTAGTCCACTAGTTTCTGATTCAACGAGATTTAGAGTCACGAATTCTGCAACAGGTACTGCAATTACAGGACAATCTGGTTATTTTGAACAAAGAACTAGTTTAGTGTCTAGAACTGTCATCTCTGCAAATGCTCGTGTCCGTCCATATGATGGAGTTGGAAACGTGAATAACCCAAAAAATCTATCTACTGTTGCTCAGTCTGGAACCTTAAGTTCAGCAAAAACTCAGCAACTAGGTGGTCTTCCATTGATTGCTCCAAAAGGATCAGGTGTCTATTCTCCAATACCTCAACTGGCACGTGTTAATACTCGAGCAACTGGTGCATACAGAGCAGTTCGTCAACCGGTTTAAGGACACGTCCCCAAGTGGACTTTATGGTCCACGCCCCCAAGGGGTCTACGGACCCCGTGCCGACTGTTTCCACGTAGCATCACACACTGCGCACTGATACATCCAAACTACATTTTTGGCATCCAACTTGATGCCTACAATGTTAGATTCTTTACCTTTTGTCGGACATGGAGGTGAACGTGTTGTATTGGGACACTTCATGTTCGTGAATCTTGGAAGCGTTGGATCATGCTTCAGATACGGATTAATAGAGAACTGAATTGAGGTATCTTGCATCAAATCATGGTCGTAGACTATTGGATTTTCTGCCGTGATCGATTCTTCATAAGGACATTGACGACATTTAAGAAACGCTGACCCATCTCGCTCTTCAATGTTGTAAAGCATATTATCACACTGTGTACAAAACTTCATACTGTGATTTGGTTTCCTTATTCTAAGTCTTTCCATTTTTTCCCAGTCAGGAAACGTGCGTTCAAAATGGACAAGGGTCCAACTACTTCTCTTTCCTTAGTATCACAGGATGTTGAAGTCGAAGTTAAATGATTTTCTCAACGGGACTGGAAAGGAGACCGATCCAGATAAGAAACGATATGGACGAGTTTCTAAAGGCGAAAACACAACACATAATGGAATGTCTGGGGGTGCTTGGTGCATTCAAGACGAAGACATACCTGAATTTTACAAACTCTATTGCGAATACTTGCGAGACAACGGTCCACTTCACATGACTGAAAAGAGCACACGAATTGGAGCGATGCGAATTGACTTGGACTTTATCTACGACGGAGAGAAAGATGATCACCTTCACACTCAAGAACAAGTGGTGGCATTCACAACTGCTTACATGGCTGAAGTGAAGAAGTTCATCAAGGTTCCTGAAGCAGTTGAGATCTTTGTGAGCGAGAAACCTAGACCTACCTACTACAAGGACAAGAACCGTTCTAAGTCAGGTCTCCATCTTGTCATTCCTGCAATCAAGACGAATCGTTTTGTAGAAGAAGCCATCCGAATGAACTTGGTGAACCGAATGAACGAATTCTTTCCAGATCTACCTCTTGCAGATGAATGGCGAAAAGTCTATGATCCTTCTCCACTGACCCATACAAACAACTGGACTTTGCTCGGATCTAAGAAGAAGGAAGGAACACCGTATCAGATCAAGTACATCTTGGACTGGGATCCTGAAACTGGTGAAATGAGCATTGACAATGATGTTCCATTGATGACTACACCTGACCTTCTCAAGAAGATGACAGTTCGATCAGCACCTTCTGAAGAGACACCTATGACTGAGTTTGCAAGTGATTTCCTCAAGAACCGTATGCAAAATGCCGAGGACATGAAGATTTCTGGAGGTAATGCACTTCAACCTACACGCGGACGTCAGGCAGTTCGTGGAGATGTGAACTCTCGAGGTTCTTCACCTGATAACACCGCGTATCGTCAGTCTCTGACTCCAGAGATTCTAGAATATCTGAGTCGTCATGTATTCAATCTTGCAGAGTTCAGATACAAGGAATACAAGGATTGGATTGATGTTGGAATTTGCTTGAAGAACATTCACCCTGAATTGGAAAGCGTGTTTCTAGAGTTCAGTAAACAAGATCCCCGAGCAAATGATCGTGAAATCTCCGCAAAGTGGAACTCATTCAGTTGGCGATCGGATGGAGCACGTCTTGAATTGCGTAACCTTCTGAAATGGTCCAAGTTGGACAACTTCAGCAAGTATGAAGAGATTGAGAGAACCAATGTGAACCGATTGGTCAAGGAAGCAGCAGATGCAGGTACTGAACATGATGTTGCTCAGGTTGTCTACGCAATGTTCCGAGACAACTTCAAGTGCGCGAGATACGGAAACAACACATGGTATCGTTTCGATGGAAACAAATGGTGTGAAACCGATCATGGTGTAGCGCTTCTGAAACTGCTGTCTGAAGATGTCCGTAAGCAGTTCAGAGAAGGTGAAAAGCAGATGATTCAAATGGCAGAGAATGCGGGTGCATGTATTTGTGAAGGTAAAAACGTCAACCCTAACTGTGATTCTTGTAAATGCGATGCTGAAAAGATGAAGTACATCTCCATGCAAGTGAAGTTGAAGACAGTCAAGTTCACAGAGAATGTGATGAAGATGAGCAGATTGCTCTTCTTGGATGAAGATTTTGGAAAGAAGTTGGATGAGAACAAACATTTGATTGCCTTTGCAAATGGAGTGTTTGACACTGCAACATTGGAGTTTCGTCAAGGTAGACCGGATGACTGTATCAGTTTCTCAACCAAGATCAATTACGGTCCAGATCGCGAACATACAACCTACGAATGCTGGGCAGAGATTGACAAGTTCCTACATGATGTTCAACCCGATCCTACAGTTCGTAACTACCTAGTCCGTAGATTGGCAACCTGTTTGCGAGGTGGAAATGATGCTCAGAAGTTCCATATTCTCACAGGTGATGGTTCCAATGGCAAATCTATGTTGACAAACTTGATGAGTCTTTCATTGGGCGACTATGCTGGCAAAGTTCCGATTTCACTTCTTACACAAGGTCGTGCAAAGTCTGCTGCAGCAGCACCTGAAGTTCTTCACATGAAAGGTCGCCGCTTTGTAACCACTCAGGAACCCGATGAAGCAGTTCCACTCAACACAGGATTGATGAAGGAATTGGCATCGTGCGAGAAGATGGCATACCGTGGTCTCTACAAGGACATTACAGAGTTTGAAATGCAAGCTCAGTTGTTTCTGAGTTGCAATGAGAAACCCAAAGTCGGTGCTACGGATGGAGGTACATGGCGCAGATTGTGTGTCGTTCACTGGCCTTCCAAATTTGTTGCAAATCCTACTGAACCGCATCACAAACCTCTAGATGAAACCATTCAGCAAAAGGTCATGAGCGAAGAATGGGCAACATGCTTCCTATCCTATCTGGTTGCTCTCTATCGTGAAGGCAATGGATGGCGCAAACTACCTGCTCCGGAGAAGGTTCTGGTCTACACCAATGAGTATCAAGAGGACTCGGACGCGATCGCCCGTTTCATCCGTGAGTATGTTACCCCACTTCCAGAGGGTGAGGCAGGAGAGAATGTGTCAACTTCAATGATTAATGGAGTGTTTCAGCAGTGGAAGAGAACCAATGAAATCACTAAGGGTTCCACTGCAGAACTTAAGAAGAGATTGGAAACTATTTATGGACCACAACCTAGGAACGGTTGGACTTCTTTCCGGTTCGATGTCGCCTAGAATGGTAGCGCTTAGAACCTTTGCGACCATGACGACCGGTTCTGCGACGTGCTCCGACTGGTTGCGGAGTCGTAGTAGGGGTAGGAAGAGTACTTACAGCTTCAGGTTCAGTTGTTGACGAAGAGCTCCAAGACCAAGGGTTATACCAAACCATTTGTTATACTATTAGTTTTTTATCTATTCGACACGCTTCGCTCCGATACGGGACAAAACGTAAGTTCGGAGGAGTCCGATTGTGAAGATGACTAAGACGAAGGAGACAACGAGGTTGACGAACGCAACCAAGACCTCACCGACCTTGAGGGTGATTCCACCGATTGTGACAGTGAAGGAACCAACACCCTTGCCTGCTGAGGCAGCAGGGGCGAGCATGGGGGTGAGAATGTCCTCAGAGAGAGACTTGAAGAACTCTCCAACAACACCTCCGAGGTAGAACGACGCAGTGAGAATGATAATATCACGAGTATCGAGCATATTTGTTTGGTTAATCTATTAGATTGTTTTTTGGGCGGACCTTTTCTCCTTTGCACGTTCATTAGCTCGGCGACGCTGTTCAGCATATTTTTCTGGATTGTCAAGTCGCCATTGCTTCACTCGGGCACGCTCTTCATCTCTCTTTATCTCTCTTCGAATTCTAGCATATTCTTTGTCTCGTTGCCTTTTCTCTTCAACTGTTCGAATAGGATGATTATGATTGAGACATTTTTCCTGACCAATATGCTTTAGAATTTCATTGTGTTCAAGTGCAAGAAGTTCGGTCTTATCCTCAATCTTACATTCAATTATCAATATCATTTCAGCCTTTTCCCATCCAACAGATCTAAAATGAGTATATAGTGGCGAGTTCATCTTATCTTCTTCTTTTGAAGTTGATCTATGCTTCTTCAATCTATAGTTAAGGGTATGGATTGTAGAACCAATATAGAATTTAGATGTCTCTGTACATTGTAAGCGGTAAACTCGTCCAATCATATCTTACTATATAATAATTGAAGTAAATGGGTTTAGACACCAGATTTTGGGGCCCAAGTGCGTGGCAATTGTTTCACTTAATTGCGTTTACTTCAAAACATCCCGACGATGTCCTGAATCAGATGAAGGATGTACTTCCTTGTAAGTTTTGCAGGGAGTCTACTACGGAATTTGTACATAAACACCCTCTTCGTGGTAATCCAGGTAAGTGGTTATATGACCTTCATAACCAAGTGAACCATAAACTGAGAACTCAATGCAAAAATGATCCGGCAGTCTTGGATCCAGGTCCTGATCCAGACTTTGAAGATGTTAAGAAACACTATCTTGCTTTAAAACCCACTGCCGTTCCAGGTGGTGACTTTCTAGGATCCATCTCTGCCAATTATCCTGAAGAACCCGAATCCGAACAAATGGCAACACAACGAACCTTTTTACATTCTTTGAGTAAAGTCTACCCGTTTCCTAATCTACAAAAAGTATTTGAAACGTATTTGCGAGAGAATGAACCTACTTTGGAATCACGAAAATCGTATATGAAGTGGATGCATGGATTACTGAGCGTATTGTCACGTGAAACTGGAACATCTATGCCAAGTTTCAAAGGATTCGCTCACCATCTTGCGTATTACAGAAGCGGTTGCTCCAAGAAGACGTATCATGGAAAAACGTGTCGCAAACTCGCTGGAGGTGGTAGAACCAAATCAAGAGATCATGCTAAGACGTTTAGGGTTTCTCATGTTAAATTACTTTAATTTAGGTTTCGTGAATGACTGCATCGCAAGACGGGCATGTTTTGCTGAATACACTTCGGGTCTCTTTTCACGAGGGCGTTTCTTCTTTTCTTGTCGTGTTTTAGGTGGTTCGTCCATTTGAATCTATTACTTTGACGTATAGAAATCCGTTTTAATACATGTTTCCACCCTTGCGACCCCTGCGAGTCTTTCGGCGTCCACCGACAGATGCTGGACTTAGAGGACCGCTGGACAAACTAGGAGATCCCTGAACATCCGCACCACCCTTGTAGGTCTTCTTGGCCATCTTGAGGATGTCACCAAACTTCTTTCCCTTGTGGGACTTCATTGTCTTCTTAACATGTGCCAACCACTTATTTGCCATTTTATTAAGAGGTGAAGAAGTTATTGTAGTCTCGCCGGTTTTTCAACGAACCCCGGCGTGTTTCCAAACAGAATCCACTGGCAACCATACGCTGCTGTAACTTCAGGATTGACTCCTTCTTTTCCAAACATAGGATCCGGTGTGACTAACGTGATACCATTACGATTAAATTTGATTAGTTCAGTGTAATCATGTGGATATACTGCTTGACCATACGTCAGACGACGTAGATTTGAATCCGTCCAAGATAGATTCACCAAGTCTCCTAATTCAGTGCCTTGAATTCCACCAGAAACAATGATCAGTCTATCTGCAAGTAGTTCTAATTCTATACTTTGAACATCTATGTATTCACGAGGAACCAAATGACGATGAACCGTTGTCTTCAAACACTCTGCTGCCTTGTTTAATGTCACTGAATTGGTCGTATGAGGAACAATGGATAGAATAAATGGAAGACGATTAGGAAACGCTTGAATCAAAGAGACACAGACTGAATCGAATGTCCAGTAATCATACGCATAATCGTATCCTTGATTTAGAGGATTTTTAGACACAACTGGGTTTCCATTCTCATCTGCATAGAGATGAACTTCTAATAATCGTCGCCCAGATTGAATAACACTGTCTGCGTCTTCATAGATGCCTCCTCGCACAACATAATCACATAATCGTTTAGGGGTTGAAGGGGGTTTATCTTCATCTGTGTCAGTTGTTTCAACCCATGCTACATATCCAAGAAGTCCAAAAAGAGAAAGGGCAAGTACAGTCTCCATATCTTTCTACTCGGATGTGTTTTTTGGAATTTTAAACAAGAGACCACGGAATCCATTGATTACGTCATCAGGAATTCGCTCTTTCATAGGAATTTCCATTAAACACGCTTGGTGGAAATACAAACAATACATTCCACATTCAGAATCCTTGAATTGATGACGTGTGGCATTAAAGGTCATTTTCATAGGTTTAGATTTACCCGTAGCATCCCATTGAGACTTCCATCGTCTCATTAACTTTTTGATTTCAGGTTCAGGTTGGTGTGCAT